AGACCTTTCTCTTTTCAATTTAAAATGTCTGCTCGTAGTCCAGACGAAGCAAAAATGATCGTTAAGATTATTAGATTCTTTAAGCAAAACATGGCACCACAAAAAGGTGGTGGAAGTGGTGGAGCATCTGCAAACTTATTCTTAAAAGCACCAAATACCTTTCAAGTGCATTATCTCCATAGAGGAAAAGATGAGCACCCATACATAGGTAGGATGAAAGAATGTGCGTTGACATCATTTGAGGTTGATTATACTCCAGATGGAAACTACTCCACATATAGAGATGGATTCATGACATCATATACAATGACATTGACAATGAAAGAACTTGAGCCAGTATTCTACGAAGATTATGATGATCCAGATATTCCTGCAGACGCAATAGGATACTAAAATGTCAAACTACTTCAACCGAGTTCCAGATTTTGAATATGTTAGCAGACTACCAGATGCTAACATATCAGATTATATTCCTGTAAAAAATCTATTCAAAAGAGGTCAACTCAGAGAAGATATCTTCCAAGATCTTTCTGTATTCACAAAGTATCAGATTAAAGGAGATGATCGTCCTGATAATGTTGCTGCTGACTATTATGGAAACTCTGATTTTGATTGGTTAGTTCTAGTTTGCAATAATATTCAGAACATTCAAACAGAATGGCCATTAACTCAAAGAGGATTTGATTCATTCTTGTTAGAAAAGTATGGTACTTATGAAAATATAAATGCAACACACCACTATGAAACTGTAGAGACTAAAAATAGTCTGGGTGTTGTAATGGTTACACCAGGACTTAAAGTTTCATCAGATTATAGTATCACATACTTTGATAATGGTGGTTACACAACATCAAGACCAGTCAAAGAAGTAACAAACTATCAGTATGAAGAGCAGTTACAAACAAACAGAAGAAATATTTTCTTACTGAAACCAAGATACACTCAGATTGCACTGGATGATCTTGAGATTCTTATGACATACAAAAAAGGTTCTAGTCAGTATAAGACTAGAACCTTGAAAACTGGTGATAATATCAGACTTTACAGTTGATTACTTTATCAACAAATTAGCATAAGCTGCGACGACCAAAAGAGTCAAGCACAGTTGATTGTACCTCATCACTCCTCAGCAAGTTTCTGGAAGTAGGACAGTGCATCATCTTCGTCTTCATCTTTTGATGCAGTAGGAGTGATGTCAGGTGCGTTGAAGTCAGCAGTAGGTTCAGGACGACGGGACTTAAACTCAGGAGTAAAAGATCCACGATCGTTGTCCTCATCTGCAGTCTCCTCATCAAAACGAGCAGGAGCAGACTTCTGACCCAGAACCATCTTGAGACGGTTCTCCAGTTGCTCATAGGACTTGAACTGATCAGCAGCAGTCAGAGCAGTCAGTGAATACTGCTTCTTCCACAGTGCTTCCAGTGCATCGTCATCATCAAGTAGAGGAGAGGGTGCAGCAAACTCAGAAGAATCATAGTTCCAGTAACCTGCAACTTTCTTCAGTTTCAGTTTGAAGTTAGCACCCTGCCAGAAGTCAAAAGGATTGATGGCAGTCTCATCCTCATACTCAGGTTGCATTGCTTCCATAATCTTGTCAAAGATCTTCTTACCGAACTTGTAGAGGAAGACACGACCTTCGTTCTGAGGATTAGCAGCATCCTTCACAACATAGATGTTGGCATAGTAGGACAGTTTGCGTTTCTGCTTACGAACGGTATCCTTATCGGAATCAAGTCCACTGTTCCACAACTCACGGTTGTGCTCAGACACAGGATCTTTTTGACCCAGAGTGGTCAGGGAGTTCTCAATATACCAACCACCAGGACCTTGGAAGGCATGGGAGTACATCTTTGCCCAAGGGAGTTCTTCTCCATCTGGTGCGGGCAGGAAACGGATGACTGCATAACCATTACCAGTCTTGTCCATTTCAGGTTTCCAGAGACGGTCATCACCACCGCTACTGGTATTATTCATCTTCTCAACTTCCTTAACCAGTTTGGAAGTTAGTGAACCAAGAGAAGATTGCTTCTTAAGATTTGCGAATGACATTCGGATTACCTCGGATTTGTACGGATTTGGCTTGTGTGTACCTCTGTATTCTACAGGTCAGAACCAGACTTGTCAATCTGATCCTTCATCACTTCAAGCATTTTTGACATGTTGGTGAATACCGTATTCATGTCAGAGTTGGGTGGAAGACCCATCATAGTTGCGGATTCAAGAATGCGATCCTTCATCATTTTTGCTTCAGGATCATCTGATAAACTCAGACGAGTATAAAGAATTCTCTGTTTATCAAGAAGTCTTTCCAACATAGCTACATGAAACTTTTTCTCCTCTTTATTCATAGAGGGAAACTTGAAGACGTTACGATAAACATCCTCTTGCAACTCACTTATCTCCGTCATTTCTGCACGGACTACATCAGAATCGAAAAAACTCATTACCTTAATACAACCTGTTTAAGAATTTTTTTATAACGAGATACCTCAATATTTAGGAATGGTGAATACTTCTTCATTCTCATACTGACGGTTTCCCACACTGGATCAGATAATTTGTTATCCCAGTCCTGCCTAAAACCTAGAATCCTATCAAGAATTACAAAGGTTTCAATTGAGATATTATCTCTCAGATATTCTTTGAGGATTTGTGGATGACGAGATCCATCCATAGAAAACATAGCATCAAAGTTACTATCAGAAAAGACTTTCTCTGCCTCTTCTTTGAAAAGATATGAGAGTGACTGAGTTCTCTTCTTCCATAAAGTGTATCTACCTTCACCCTCTCTTATCATCTCTCCTATCCAAAGCTTACTTGGATCAGTGCAGGTGATAAAGTTAGATACGAAGAACTCTATTACTTCTTTGTCATCTTTGTTTCGTGCTAGTTTTTCAAACCAGAAACGATCTTTTCTTTTATAAAAAGATTGCACAGTTGCACGACTCTTTCCACAATACTTGTGATAGTCATACTTTTCTTTCGTGAAGTGGTTCTTCAACGAAAGGTATTGCTTATAGGCGTCAAAAGGCATCATCAAAAAGTAATAAAGATCTAACTATTCTTCTTCTCTTGAATTTCAGCACGTCTTGCTTTTGCAAGTTTACCTAATTCTCCAAGAGCCTTACGTGCTCTTGTGCCTGCTACTTTAACACCATTAGTGTCAAAGGATTCTGCTTCTTTAAGGTAAGAGTTGAAAGACTCTACAATTTGTTCGTGTAAATTCATTTTTTTTAAATAGGTAATTTTGCGCGTGAACTCCTCTTCAGAAAATTAAGTTCCTGGGCTTCGTACTTAATCTTTTCTTTCAGAGGTTTAGAAATTAGTTTAGGGACTGACTCTAAATCAATACTATTCTTTTCACAGAAGTGAATGATAGCATCAATATAACTCATCTTTTCATCATTAAGAACAAGGGTTTCAATCTCTTGTGCAAAACGAGATGGACAGAAAAATTTATTCTCTAGTGCTTTCTCTAGTTCATTCCCCATTCTCTGACCCAGTATTGTGATGTACAAATTCTTTAATGTAACGAACTAGGAGTTTAATATAATCCCCTTTGTTCCTTTTGTCAAACACTTTAACATCACCACCAGGTGTAACCATTATGGTGATTAATTTCTTGACAGGAATTCCAGTTAACTCATAGTAAGCAGACGCATAGAACATTTCTTGAACGAAATAGTTCTCTAACCATGCTTCTGGTTTAATCTTTTCAGATGTCTTAAAGTCTATGACTGCTAGTTCGCCTTCATACTCGCCAATACAATCAACTCTACCTGCTAGACCAAGGTACTCAGAATAGAGTGTCCTTTCTATGGCGTGTATATTATTTATCTTGTCCAGATATGGCTTAGCATGATGAAACATAAACTTTGTCAGAGGTTTAAACTCATCCCAGTTTATTTCCTTGTTCAACATGTAGAGTTCAGTTGCTGCGTGGAAGTCTGTTCCACGACTAGTTGCTTTCTTGGTAATGCGATTTGCTTCTTCAATACCAACTCTTGCTCTCCATTTAGCAAAGATCTGTCGGTTGTAGAAAGAAGTTACAGATGTAATGGAAGGCACCCATTCTCCATTTGGAAGATTATAGAGACGGATGCCTTGTGTTTCTTTTTTGTTTAGTTCAAGATCACCTAGAAAATTATGATGAATAAAGGTCATAAATTAAGTTCCATTTTTGCAATTAGATATTCTTTACAGAGTCCTGAACGAACAATATCCTCAACACCAAATTCAATAATATCCATGGATGGCATTGTTCTGAGAATTCTCATGAAGTCTGCAATTCCATTCTTCTCTGCAGACTTAACAAGATCGGACTGAGTAGCATCGCCACAGAACATAATTTTAGAGTCCTGTCCAATCCTTGTAATGATACTATCAAGTTCGTGGAAGTTCAAGTTTTGAAACTCATCCACAATAATAATAGCATTGTCAAGAGTTGTGCCACGAATAAAAGATGTGCTCCAGAAACTGATGGTTCCTTGGTTTTTGAGATTGGCATAGAGCATCTCAAAGTCAGAATCTGTGGGCATCTCAAACATATACTTTACCATATTCTTATATGGAATCTGATAAAGTGAAGACTTGTCCTCATGGTCTCCAGGTAGGAAACCAATCTCTCTGGTTGCTACAAGAGATCTAACAAGGTAGATCTTCTCGTAAGGTGTCTTTTCATCCAAGACATCTTTCAGAGCATTATAGAGGGTAATAAAAGTCTTACCCGTACCTGCTGCACCATATGCTACAAGATTTTGATCGTTCTTATAGCATCGGAAGAGTTCCTCCTGATTCTGAGTCAGGGGTTCAATCTTCCTCATTAAATCTGAGTTGATTGGTTTCTTTCTTTTCATGTGCTTATTGGACATCCCGAATGGGACAATTGGTGTTTGAGACTTTCTTTTTGCGGGCATAAGCTAGAGTTAGGAGTTAGAAGGAGTAGTCGCGGTTTTTCCGAACCGTGGCACCCGGTTGTTTGGATGCACGGTCCAGAACTTCATTCCAACCACTTGACTTTGCTTCTCCTGTCCACCTGAACTCTGTATCTACTCCAGCACATCCTGCTGACCAGTCTTTATCCCACTCTGGATTTTCTTCTTTCCACTCGGCATATGCCTTCATAGACATACTGAGTTCTTTCTTTTCTTTTGTTTCTCTATTAATAACAGGGTACGTTGGCATAAACGTTCAATCCTTTTCTTGTATTTATTAATTTAAATCCATTCCATTGCTTCCGCAACGGCAGGGAACTGTTCACAGAAGATCTTCTTTGCACCAAGAGCAATATCCATGTGCTCCTTCTGTGTACCGTTTGCAGAACGCAAATCAATATAATGAATCCATGAGCGCACTGAACCGGTCATGTAAATTTTTGTGGGACATGCCAAAGGAAGCACAAAGCGAGCACACTCCTTTGCAATTCCATCATCAAGCATCGTTTGATACAGTGCCATGGCATCTCTGAAATGATCCTGCATCAGCATTTGATATTTCTGAATCGTAAACGGGTCAATATCATCAATAGAATTCTGACGATTCTTGGTGTCTTGACGCCGTAGTTCAGGTAGAGGGATCGTCTCCGCGAGTAGGGAAGAATCAGCATATCGTTGTGAAAACTCTTGAAATGTGAAACTACGATGGCGCAGCACTTGAGCTGCGATTCCTCTGGTAGTGTTGATCTCCAGAGTCATGTATGCCTGCTCAAAGATACTCCAGTGCTGATGCTTCACACAATACTTCAGAAGACCAGAGAACTTTTCGTTCTCCTGGTTATTTGGATTGGACACACGGGCACAATAGGCCATGTGCTTCTCTGCATCAGGTGTTACACTGATGAGTTTAGTCGGGGTATCCATCATCGTCATTAAATACTTCGTCGTAATCTGCAACAGGGTAAGGGATGGGATCATCAAAGTTCTCCCGTTTGTCAGTGTAAGCACCAGGATCAGAATACACTTCTGACTCAAGAGCTTCAACCAACAGTTTTAGGTTCTTTACTATTAGTTTAAGTTTATCTCTTTCCATAAAAAAATGGGAGGTAACCCTCCCATTCTAACACTATTCAGTTAGTTTCGCAATCACTTGACGTAAGTGCGACCACGATAGCAGTAGGTGCCGTGAGTTTCCTCAGATGCCTCATGCACTTTACAATCAACTCCACGATACTTGGTAACATGGATTTGTGCGTCGTGCAGTGCTGCTGCTTTCTGGATTTGGTTCTTGATGAGTGTTAAGGTGTTCATTTGTCTTACTCCTGAAAAAATGGAAAGTTAACCTTCTCTGCTTACGCAGGATCCGTTTTCCCGTTCCTTCAGTCGTTTGCGTCCCAGTTGCACTCAGGTGTTGCTTCCTTTAAGGTCTCAATCACCTCAGTTTGAATGATCTGACTTACACTGTCATTTGCTCGGATGCGACTGATCATGTCAGCAGCATCGGTACAAGCAATACTAGAGTAAAGCAATAGATCAATCATGGGATGAACGCTCCGTTCCGCGACTTACTTGCGTCCTATATTAGCACACTATCACACTTTCCTTCGACCTTCGTTCTAAAATAACCTATAAGGTTATATTTTGTACGACGATCCAAGTTGTCATCCATAAGGATCTCAACTCGTTTCTGGAGGAACCTTTCACACGACATGTGCCATCCGTAAGGATTGCCGTCATCATGATGGGCAAGATTCAGTGCCAACAGTAGTGCTAACATGTTGGATGAACGTATGGGTATTATAAACCCTATGAACTATATAGTCAAGTTCTTTTGTAACTTGTGATACAGTTTATGCAAACATACCTTTGTCACTCATGTACTTGAGTGTTTCTTTTAATGTTCCACGGTGATTGAGTCCGATAGCAACCTGAGGATACTCTGCTTCACTACCAAACTCAGCACGGAACTGTCTGTCACTGAAGTCAGCACCAAGTAAAAACTCTCTTACCTCTTGTCCACATGCTTCAAGGACCATCTTTGCCCTCTCACATTCTTGACTTCCATTTGAATATACGAGTGCTTGTTTCAATCTCTTTGTCTCCAATCATCGGGTTTATCTCTTTGAAACCAATCAACAATCTCATCAGCACCATCAAATCCCGTTTTATAATTGGATGGGTCGGGATCACCTAGCCCCATCCTATTCATAAAATCATCAATACTACCTTCTTCAATATCTTGAGCAGCTTGACGACGTGCCTGGTTTAACCAATCTCTAGCAAGGGTGTGTGCCTTAGCAAGTTTCTCTGCCCAGATCATATCTTCCAGAGGCACTTGTTCTTTATTTGCAATGCATCTACAAATAGACTCTAATCTGAGGCGATATGCAGTAGAAAGCATACTTATTCATCCGTTAGATAGTGTTCTAGTTGATTGATCCGTTGAAACTCAGCATATGCTGCTTCCGATCGAGTATTCAAGATGTCACGAAGATCATCCATAATAAACGTCGGATCAACTCCGTCCTCTAGATATTTATCGATTGCCTCTTTAAGGTACCGGTACCTGTGCCACTCAGGTGAGTATGGTTTATACATGATGAGGGTAATACATGCTAAGGATCATAGTGTTATTTACCAAAGATGTCAACCGTCTCCTAACCTTTTGATAGCAGACAGGTTAGATCTTTCGGCTTTCTTCAACTTCTTATATTGTTTGATAATTTTATCAATCTCTTTTTGAGAGACACTCAACTTCAACTCATTATCTTCAATAAATCCAAGACCACCCTTTTCGGTCTCATCTTTTGAGTCAACATAATCATTAATAGTATCTTGAATTTCCTGACGGATTAAAATATCAACCGCCTTTTTAAGATCTTCTTCACTAGGTTTCATTTTCTCTTCTTGTCTTTATCTTTTGATTTGTACCCCCACAACTTGGGATTTACTGTACCATATCCAAAGTCAATTCTTTGAACAGAACCCTTACCATATCGATCATAGTACATATCAAAAAGTTGAGATGTTTTCTTACATCTAGTAAGATCAATATATTCTACTCCATCAACAATATACCAAATCAATCTAGCATCATTAGGGAGTGTTTTATCATTTGCATCTTCAAGAGTTGTTTTCTCCTGTAGAATCTGACATCCATATGACGAAGGATCTTCCGGTTTAATTGGAAGACTACCCATCTCTTCCTCCTTGGTTTCTACGGTTACTGTCACGAACGACCTCCCCAGTTAATATCGGGATATGCCTCTTTTACAACTTCTAAAGTAATGTTATATCTATCAGTAAGACGTTTGTCTTTTACAAGAATCAAAACTTCTGCTTCTCTAGGATGAAGTCCACGGAGCATGTTGATAAACATAGTCTCTCTACGAATAGGAGATAGACTATCATTACCGCCTTTTATGAAGTGATAAAGATTTTTATACTCTCTTCTCAGAGAAGTTTTACCTCTACCATCTAAGTCTTGACCAGTAGCAGACTCTCCACCCTTTGCTTCTTTTGCAATGTTTTCTGAAAGAGTTCCAGAGTAGATGGATTGATCATCAGAGTCTCCATAAGGAACGTCTCCCTCAGGCAACATAGAAATTACACTTTCATCAAAGTTCCAAATAAAAATAGACTTTAATGAAATGTGATCATATGTTCTGAGAACATCAATCTTTTTTGCCTTAGACCTTTGTTTAGCAGCAAGTTCAAGAACTTCATAAACAAAAGGATTTGATGGCAGAGTTTCTGGCTCTGCCTTTACAGTGAATTGTTTCTTGGTTGTTGTTCTAGGTTTTCTAGTTGTCGTCTTCTTCGTCGAATTCGTCATAGCTATTTTCAAATCGTACTGCTAAAATTTCGTCTGGTAAAATGTTACCGTTCTCATCAAACATCTCTGGATGTGTGTAAACGGGTTGAGTTTGATAAACATGGTCTTTTGCCAACCATCCTACCACACCTCCTACAAAAAACATCATAATGGAAACTAAAGTTCCAATCGTCAGTGTTACTGCTAACATCTTTCTGTCCTCCAGAGATTATTTCTTTCTGATATCCAGATAGAAGTTCATGTGAAAAACAATTTCTCTTCGGAAGAGAGTAACCATTTTACCGAACTTTATCTGAAAAGTTTTGGGTGGTTCTGGTTTCCTCCTCCTGTTGCGTAGTAGCAACTCTACCCCACGATTTATGTGGGTATCCTCATTATTTAGTTTGTTTTTTGCGTCTTCCTGGTCTTCGGTCATGACTATACCTCTCTGCATCATCTATGAAACTCTCTAAGTAGTTTTTTATTTTCCTTGCTTGAGGTTTAGGAATATGACCATAACCCTCACGCAATTGTTTGTGATCATTGTCTGCACCACCTTTGATGTATTCGTCAAGGTCTAAAATAAGATTGTTTATTTCACTTGTGGTAGTGCTTGAAATAAATGCATCTATTTCATGCTTTTTAATTTTACACTCTTTGAGGTAATCGTAGAATTTTAAATTCATTTGTCCCTCAAAGGCATTATCAATAGCATGTTCAATAAGATCACAGATGTCGATGAGGTTTTGTTCCATTAGACCAATTTTTGTTCCCTTAGATACTTAACAGTTTCGGTACATCCACCAATCAGTGTATCATCTTTGAGCACTCTTGGAAAGGTAGAACCTTGCCCAAACTTCTCATAGAATTCTTCACGGGTGTAGTCCCTGTTAAGTTTATATATCACATGCTTGATTTCTGCAAGCTCTAATACCTGCTGAACCTTCGTGCAATATGGGCAACCGTCCTTAGAATATACTGTAAATGTCATAGGTTTTTTCAAGTAATAAAGATTTGGCCAAGTATCTTGAATGATCTCGGCCAGTTTATAAGGTGTGTTACTGCTAATCACTCTTTACCGATGCCCAGTCTTGATCGAAAATCTCAAGACCCTTATCGGTAAGGATATGGTCATACATTTGGTCAAATACTTTAGGTGGCATGGTGCAGATTTGAGCACCATTATACCATGACCTAATAGCACGTTGAACACTACGAATAGATGCAGACAGAACCTGAGTCCTGACTCCATGAATGCGATACAGTTCGGAGATAGATCGTACAACCTCCAGACCTGCCACTGACTGGTCGTCCAGTCGTCCTACAAAGGGTGAAACATATGTTGCCCCTGCCTTTGCTGCTAGGACTGCTTGAGAGGCACAGAAAATCAGTGTGACATTAGTTCTGATATTGTCTCTAGTCAGTGCTTTACAGACCTGTAGACCTTCTCTGGTCATCGGAAGTTTGATGGTTGCAACATCACCAAACTTTTCTGCAAGACGATACCCTTCAGCATACATCTCCTCAAAGTTACCAACAACTTCCATGCTGATATCTTTGACTCCGATACCTTTGATTTCCTGATATACATCTTCAGGATTTTTACCACTCTTCATAATCAAAGTTGGATTGGTGGTGACACCATCCACCAATCCAGTATCAAAATATTTTTCAATTACTGACGTATCAGCAGTATCAAGAAAGATTTTCATGTAATTGTGTGTGTACTTCATTCAACGTGTACCGTCCCGATCATTCCAGCACCCTTGTGAGGACCACACCAATAGGTAAAGTCTCCTGCTTCAGGGAATTCAACATCAAACTCTTCACCAGGAAGCATAGCAAGTGCCTCATGTCCAAGTTCTGGATGATCTTCAACGATCACATTATGTGGAGGTAGCATGTTGTTCACAAAGTGAACTGATTCTCCTGCGGATATTGTAACCTCTGCGGGATCAAAAATCAAGTTTCCGCCTGATCCCATTTGAACATCTACTGCCCATGCTGGAGCAGCAAGAAAAAGTGTAGCTAAAAACGCGAAGATAAACTTCATCTAAGTTTATGCAACTTTTTTATATAGACAAAAACCCCCCAGGTTAAGGAGGGTTTGAAAAGACGGTCAGGACATCCTGATTATTTGTCTTCATATAATTTCTCTAGTTTTTCTCTAGAGAGATCTACATACATCACTTCATCTCCAGGGGCAGGTGCTTCTGGGTGACGTGGTTTTGGTTTATCCATCTCAATGTTTATTGATTGAATATTAGACCACATCATCGCAAAAGCAGCACCTGCAATAATAGCAAAGCAAACGAAGTAAAAGAATATTTCAAAGTTGTTCATTATTCTGATGACTCTCCAATGCTTCTTTGAGTGCTTCAGTTACACTCTCTTTGAATGAACGATGAGGAATGAAGAGGTCATCATCATCAGTCTTGTAGTCCTGGTGTGTCTCTTTGAATTGACGTTCACACTCGTAAACAAGATTGGATACGATGTCGTTGATCACTTCCAATGTTTGTGGTTGAAGTTGATCCCAAGATTTATATTCTGGGAACAGGTCATTCTTGACACGATTGAGTAGTGCTCTCTTACATTGCCATTGATCATCAAAGATACTGGTAAATGCTTCCCAGTCGTCTTGGTTTTTAAAATTGGGGATACTCATTTGGTAAAACTCTCCTGTTCTAGTTTTTCTATTCTACTACACAATTCGGTGATAATGTGAATTAGAGAACGATAGTCAATACTCTCAACATCATCTCCATTTTCTGTATCAGCATAATATGTGTATAGGAGTTCTTTGGTAAAATTGCGTTCAGTCATTGTTTTTCCATTCTACAATAGCATTAACTAAGTCAATGATAGTGGGGTTCTTGTCAAGATACTCACCATCACGATCTACTGGTGCTGGATTACAACAAAATACTTCATCCCACCAGTCGGCAACAATATCATACAGTTGCTGTTGTTCGTCAGTCATTTGTTTGCCTCCAGTTGTTCAATAATAGATTTGATTTGATGGAGATTGTCATAGAGTTCTTTGTTGAAATCATAAATTTCAGACAAACCCTCTACATTATTGTCCTCAAAGTTAGTTTCTTCACGGATCTCCAAAGACAAACTATCCATGTCTGCTGCTGTTTCTGTGAGGAAGTAGTCAAGAGTTTCAATCAAGTTCATTTCTTTAATTCCACTCGGGGTTTGATGTCCATGATCTCATCATACAGCATCTTGGCAAACCCATAGTGGGGTCGTATGCCAGTTTCAATACTGGTTGAGGTGGCAACACTCCACATAATATCAAGTTGTAGTTTATCGGGTAGTGGTTTCATTTGCTATCCAACTCATCAAGTTTCTCATTCACAAAACCAGTCATATCAATATCACGGACAACAATACCAGCATCAGTGCAATCCATGATAAACTCCATGAAGGCACCTAGAATGAGACATGCACGGCGTTTGTCATGCTCTGTGATGGTAGTATGTGGCAGGGCAACATAGTTTAACACATGCTCGTAGAGTTCATCATAAGTCATTTGTATTGCTCCAGGACATTAATAAGTTTGTTAAACATCCAAGAGATTATGAGTGCCTGTCCCCAAGTGAGAGGAAAGAATGATACAAGAGCCCATCCTATCAATCCAACAACAATCAGAAATCCAATCGTTTCACCAATCGCTTCGTTAGTCATTTGTATTGCTCCAGGACATCAATGAAGTGTTGGATACAATCTTTGGGAATGTGAATGGTTTGGTATCCAGGACCATTGCCATCTTCTATACTGACAGTGCCACACTCATCAGTAGTAAAATCAAAACTCCAACCATCTTCTTCGTGTTCAATTTTGATGTGCTTGGTGATAGTGTAGGTCATCGGATGTAAAGATGTTTTTTGTTGATAATCATATGATCCAGAACCTGTGCTAGTTTCTGTTCATATGTGGGATTGTTGTGCTTCATACACTCCACATAAGCATCGTGGAGACGAGCATACAAATCTTCCCAGTGGGTTTTGTCAATCGGTTTGATCATAATACCTCCCAGTGTGTGTCTGCTTTGTCACCAAAGCGATTAGTTCCAGTGCGAGTTGCTACCCAGAAAAAGTATTTGCGGTTCTCGGATGCAAGAAACAACTCACCACCAGTATCCTGCTCTACAATACAAACAGGATTGCCATCCATGATATTAGCAAGACGGTTTTTAGCCTTGCTAGATTTAGGACGAACAGTGACTCTTTGCATTTGAATCTCTTGACTATCCTTGTATTATAGGGCAGGATGATCGGAAAAAAACCGATTATGTGCCAGTATTTGAACTGTCCCAGGGTATCTTACGCTCAAACAATTTCTTGAGAGCATCTGACGGTGGATCTGGATTCTCAATCTTATCCATGATGTAATCATAATCTACCTCAGACACATAGAATGTATATTCTTGTGGTAATCCACCCAATCTATTCTTTCTTTCCTCACTGATGGTTGGATAATACATGTCATCATATGGGTAGATATACATTTGATACCAACCGTAGTTGAGTTCCTCAAAGAAGGCACAACGGTCAATGTTATCATTGTAGTAGTTGAATCTGTAACTGATAGCATTACGCCAGTTCCACAATGAGTTATCAATCCAGTTCCACATCTTCTGTAAGCTCCTCCAATCTATTCATTACATCATCCATTGGAATGAGTTTCTCTTTACCAGTCTCAATATCCTCAACCATTTGTTGTAGATGCTCCAGAAACTCTTTTGGTAAAGTGTCATCCTCTCCCAGGTAAGACCAGAAGCAATCATTACACTCTTCGTATGGGTC